AAACCAAAAGGGATTTGTTTTCTTTTGTATTACCACTTTTACGTAAGTGTTTTCGTATTCACTATAATCTTTTTCAGTTATTGATTCAAAAGTAGAATCGCTGTCATCGTAATAAAATTTTCTAAACATTCTATAGGGGTTTTGTATGAATTCCAAACTTCTTTTGTCTGTATCGAAGATGTGAAAGCCCCTGGGGTCTTTATAATCACTCCATGTTATTTCATAGGGATTTCCTAAATAGTAAATCGTTCCGTCATCTGACTTGTGGTGAAAATGTCCACTCATGGCCATATCAAATTTGTCAAAAAGTTTTGCCTCTACACCATCATAACTCCATGATCCAATATGCTGTTCAAATCCCTTAACCTCTAAATGCCCCATAAGAATTTGACATTGAGTACTTTTAATTGCCTTCAAACATTCACCATAATTTTCTTCACATATCCACGGCATCATGAGTATTCCTAGTCCATCAAAGTCAACTTCTTTTGGAGATGGATACAACCACGGCTCAATTGTTCCGTCATGAGTCGTAAAAATTTCTTGAAGAGAATTTAGTTCGTTAGTATTTTTGTGGAAGGTGTCGTGATTGCCAATAATTATGTGGGTATCTACTCCCATTTTCCAAAGGCGTTCAATGAAATTTGTTCGTAGATCATTCAGTATCTTGAAGTTGATGAATTTTCTACGATCCACCACATCACCCAAATGGATGCAAGTTTTGATATTATGTTCTTCCAAATATGGAAAAAATATATTATCATAAAATTTTCGGAAATAGTTTAGGAAAGTAAGGCTATCTCCCCGCGCTCCCCAATGTGTATCGGTTATAAGAGCTATCTTCATGCTGTGCCCATAAAAAGTTCCAAGTTGGATTCTGTTTTTTTGACTGCTTTCTTTTTCTTACTTTTTTCAAAATTGTCTACAAAATCATCAACTACCACTTTGAAATCAGAATTTTTATAATCACCAATGGCAGGAGGGCCGTCATTGTTATGATCAATATCCATATATCCGGGCATCGTTTCGTAGTTTTGCATACTCTTATATTTTATATATAATTGTTTCTTCTCTTTTTGAATCCTTCGAATGAAAGCATAATAAATGATCTGGGTAAAATATGCAAAAGGATTATTTGATTTTTCTGGATTGAAATTGTGGATATAATGTAAACAATTTTCTATCCCATCAGAAATCATGTCATTCTTAAATGCATAATTTATGAAGTTCGGTCTGAAGGATAATCTTTGAGCTATTTTCAGAAATACAGATCCTAAATATTCTGAAATTATTGGAAGGTCTTTATTACTTTTGATTGCGTCATCATATTCACTTTTATATTGAATCATTGCTTCTAAAAATTCGGCATTGTCCACATAATGGACTTTATTGCCTTTGGTTTTCCGTTTTGCCATAATATTGCACCTGTTTTAGTTAATGTCTACCCTTTATTATATCATAAAATTTGCGGATGTCAAGTCTAATTCATCAAACCATCAGGCTCAAAGTTCTCTAATATTTTTGACATTTTATTCAATTCTTGATCCTGAGTATGTGTAGAATCTTCTCGTACAGAATTCAAATAAAAGTCTTGATATTCTTCTCCTAATTTTGAAACAGACATAATACATCTTGCCGCTAAAGGCACGAATGTAGTGTCTGTAAAAGGTAGCCACTTAAGTAGTGCTAGTTGGGTGCTTTTTTCTTCCTCATTAAATTTCATTAACAATTTCATTGGCCAATGTAATTCCAAATAACCATTATCTTTACTCTTATCATTTACTACTACTTTTGAAAAGAGTATTTCCCCATTATCTAATCGTATTACTTTTAGGTTTTCTTTATTTAATTCTTCCATTTATCCCTTGAGTAAAATATTATGAATCTTATATGGAAACCGCTCTTCATCATATATTTTCATTCTATCTTCATGATGGCGATAAGCGTAGTTCTTTCTATTTTTCCATCTCAAATCATCTGTAATATCGTATAGTACTGTTTCTTGATTACTATCCGATAGTCTCAATCCTCTACCTATTGATTGCAAATTTCTAATACGGCTCTTAGAAGGAGAAGCAAAAACAATGTTGTGAAGATTCCTAATGTTGATGCCGGTACTGTATACGCCATAGCTAGCCACGATGATGGCATTTCGTTCTGTTTCGGCGATTGCTCGTATCTGTTCTCTAACTTCTGTGTCTGTTCCCCCGTATACGAAAAAAGTCGTCCTATTGTTGTCATCTGTTTTCTCCTTAATCATATCGTATAAAATGCGTCCATGCTTTTTCACTAATCGAAAAAGTAACAACGTATTACCATCAAGCGATAATACTAAGTTTCTTATATATTTATTTCTTTTCTCATGTCCAACTATAAATTCTAGCTCATCTGCATATTTAATTTTCTTAAATTGTTCACATACGTTATCTGGGTATTTCAATATTATGATATCTACACGAAACGAGGCTAACTGTTTTCTATCAATTAATTTTTTGGTTGTTGTAACCTTATAGACCTTACCAAATAGACCCTCTAATACTAATTTGTGAGTTTGAGTTCCATCTAATGTTCCTGTAGTTCCTATTCGATATTCTGCGTTTACACATTTGGTCATGATAGATGTAAGAGATTTAGACTTGAAACCATGTGCCTCATCACCAATCACTAACTTATATGGTTCGAAAAGTTTCTTATTGAGTTTATAAATGGATTGCCATGTGGATATAACAATCTTCTTATCTGATACCTTGTCTTGACCGGCATAGACTTGATGACAATACTTAGCAGAATCCCACCCATATTCTTGAAAGTCTGCATACAACTGAGAAACTAAAGAAGTGGTAGGTACGATTATGAGAGTCTTAACGTTTAGTGCTCGTACAATTAGATAGATGATTAGGGATTTTCCACTCGCAGTAGGAGATACTAACAAACATTTTTTGTATGATAGAGCATGATGAAATCCTTCAAGTTGATAATCTCTCGGTTCAAAAGGTAAGTTTAAATCAGAAAGGAAAGCTTCATTTTTTGCTATTTTTCTAGGTTTCCAATCAAAACCTGTAGGGGCCACTCGATACCCCCGTTTCTCCCCGAATATAAAGACGTATTCCAGTAATCCACTATACAGTAACCTACTGTGAATATTGAATAATCTGATCTTTCCATCCCAGATCTTCATTCGATACGCTGGCATGAATGTATGGCCCGGAACAGTAAATGTAAAATAATCACATAATTCTTGTGCTACGCTAGCTTCACAGGAAATTTTGAGATATACTTCATCCTTTTTTGAGATCTCAATTGTCTCAATGGCCTTCTGTAAAACGTTTCCAGTCGATTGCATTTTTAATTAAATATCCTCTAGTAGATAAACCTTTCACTATAGATTCAAGATAGTCTACCTTTTCTTCTTGTACTGCAAGTAATTTCTTAGATTCTATTACATTCTCATCCGCATCTATGTACTCTTGTACATCGGCCTTGAGTAATTTGTATTGAAATGGCTCCCAATCTGCGGCTTCTAATTCTTCTGCCGTCATTCTTCCACTATAATAATCTCTTTTTCTTTTAATAAGACCCGTAAATAGGTACTTCAATTCTTTGAATTTTAATTTTTCGTTGGAATAAAGTATTAAATACTTGTTGTGTAACTGTGGAATTTTGACCGATTCTTGTGACAATTCAGTCTCATCAATCGGGCAGTCACGGGTCCATTCTTTTTGTATTTCTTCAAATTTCATATTTATTTACATCTGGAGCAAGTTGGTTAACTATTTGATCAAGGTTTGGGTGAATCTGCAGTAGATCTTTATAATCAAGTGGTATACTAGGTATGCTCATGGACAATCTAGGCATACTTGGTAATGCAGCATGATATGTTCTGGGTGGAATATATAATAAATCTCCTGGCGATAATGTTACTTCCAGAGCAGGGGTTAGTTCTCCCCTTTTTGGTTCGTAATTGGCATAATTGTCCCATAGTAAAATATTACTTACTCTGTTTTTGAAAACTATCCAATCTGTATCACCTATTGCCTGAATTATAAAATTATTAGGGCGATCTGAATGAGGAATAAAAGATTTTGAATTGCCTTTTGAACCATATATATGAATATCGCAAGCAACAGGAAAAGTCTTTTGTATATCAGAAACTAAAGATTTTAAATTGTCATTTAAAATACAACATCTAGAAATTATAAAAGTAGTTCCATTATTTACATGGTCTAAAATATATTGTTTGTTTTGTTGGCGGCCTGACCAATATGGCACGAACTGTGGAATATTAATATATTCACTAGTGTCTTTACTAATTAGCTCCCATTCAACAAAATCACTATTAATTGCTTCATTTAATGTATTCCAATTTAAATAATCTTCAACATTTTTTAAAAAATTCTCAATAACAAAAGGACCATCAAAAATATGTAAATTTTGTTCTCCAATTAAATTCCTAAATTTTTCTTTTACTTCACTCATACTCTTTCAATTTTTTAAGAGCAACCATCGTGCCCACTTGTTCTATTATTTCGGCGTAACCTTCTTCGATCCATTCATCTATAAATTTGGTTACTCCTTCACAGGTTGGATCAGTATAATCATGTGCTAAACAAGGCCCATTCAAATAATTCCAATGATGAATAAAGTCTTTCTTAACACTTTCATACGAATGATCACCATCTACAAATAACATAGACAATGGTATATTTTCCATAGCCCAAGAATTGTCTACTCTAATATCTATTCTTTCTTTTTCTTCGTACTCATTCAACCAATCATCGGCGTCAGGGTCATGACATCCCTCAACAACATCAACTGAAACTATTTTTACTTTAGTATCATGAGTAGCCATTGCGAGTAAAACTGTTGATCCTGCCCAATATCTACCAATCTCTAAAATAATATTACCATGCTCATCTTTGGGCATTCTTGTCCATTGTTGTGAAGCATACTTATACAATAAACCCGCTTCATGTAAATCCAATCGAATAATATCTCTTGTTTCTTTTGGAGAATTAAACAACCATAGTAGTTGAACAAAATCAGAATTTACCACGCGTACTCCTATAAAAATTTGGATCATCAAATAACTTTTTTAATTTAGATATGTATTCTTCTATAATAATATAGTTTTCATTTGGATTATTTGGCCATTTAAAATCAATAGGTATTAAATTCCTTGTAACACTTTTCTTTTTGCTATCATCTTCATCGTGCTGTGCAACTTCTGAAGAAAAAGTAAAATCTACACCGTCTGGAGGATCTCCTATAGTGTCCTCCAAGAATTCATAAAAATTAGCTACTAGTTTTTTCATAGGCCAATCTTTTTTATCATAAGTGCACATCCATTTAGGTGTATAGGTATCTCCCATTTCAATATATTCTAAGTTATCTTCTATTCTAGAAAATGTGTGTTTATGATTTTTATACGATCCAATTCCTAATACATTATAATTTGACTGTGCTAACATTAGAGGATCAGTCATTAAACCATCAAGACAGGCATCTTGTACTGACATATCATTCCAGCTTATATCCTTTTTGAATATTTTATCTTCTTTTAATCTTTTTTGTCCTGATTCATCTGCAAAATGATTCGTAGGATTATGATTTGAAAGTTTACCATATTGAGGATTGAGATTTAAAAATTCGTTTACTCTACTAGAAACTTGAACATCATATTTTCCCTCTTCATCAAAAATTGTCTGTACACTCATTTCCGAAATATCATGATCAGCTAATTTTTTCATATCTAATGAAAGTCTGTCTAAATCCCTATTCAGATCGCCCGTATCAAAAAGGATAATATCTGACATTGTAAATAATCCTAGATAAGTTGCATGGTCTATAAATTCAAAAATAACATCATCATTTTTTGGTGCTCTTCGTTTTTGTTGTTTTACTACTTCTCTATCAAAACTCTGTACACATGCAATTACTGTATTAAAGTTATATTCCTCCAGCACATTTAATTGTTCCTTATGAAACCTATTATCCGCCATGTGGAATTCCATTAATTTTCTTGGACAATTTTTAAAATTGGGGATAAGATCAAATATGTTTCTCATTATTTCTGGAGACATTAATGAAGGAGTTCCACCACCCCAAAAATAGCTGATAATCAAATCAGAACTTAATATGTCTTCATAAAATTTTATTTGATTTGGAAGATATTCTGAATAATAACGTTGGAAGGGAGTTTTCTCAAACATTGTACCCTTAAAAGTACAATAACTACATTGTTCTTTACAAAAAGGGCTATGGATATATACCCCTGTTTTATGATTGGTATTATTCCACGCTGTCAAAATTTCTTCTTTAGAAATTTCTTTCATTCATTTTAATTGTTCAATAGGTTCTTAATAATATATTCTGTATAGCTAAAACTAATGGTTGCAACTTGATATACTGGATCTGTTGTAGTACTATCAAATGCTATTGCTGATAATGTGGTGGGGAATATTTCTTTGAAATGAAATTCCATTGTAGGATTCATGGAACTGCTCACAAGAGTTAATACTGCGGAAGTGTATTTATTTTCATCACCGACTATCCACTCATATATTTCTTGCCAATTTTTCAAATATTCATCAATCAGAAAAGTTATATCAAGCGCTTCATAAGTTACAATACCAGTATGCCGAGCAAAATTTTGAAGTTGCGGTGTCTGCATCTGTGCCGCTTCCAATGTTACACCTGGTAAATTACAAGACTGAACAAAAAAAGAAACGTTTGGTAACGCCGCAACATCAAATTTAAATTGCACATCTGCCAAAGGATTAATATTTTTAGGTTGTTTTGCTAGAGCTGACATATCTCCTTTTCATCTTTTGAAAATAAATTCGGTAGTCTTGGAAAATCACCCCCACGATAATTAACCCAAATAAACTGTAAACAAGGATGATCTTTAACTACTTTGAGAAGTTGTTCCGTCCAACTTTGATGAACATCAATCCAACCTTTGGTTTTCTCATTTCCTTGTCTTATTGTTTTGACCCCATTTTCATGTATGTAACCATCACGAATTTTACTATCTTTATTAAAATAGTGTTTGGTATTCGCATAAAGGTTATCATATTCATCATTATTATGATCAAAACCCAATAGGTAAACTTTTTCATAATCATTCCAAGTATAATCTCGGCATGCAATATGTAAAGCTGAAGTTCCTGTAGACCACCCTATCACTTCAGTACCTATATTTTTAATTTTGTGTCGCCAATTGTCAGAAACCCAAATAATATACCTTTGGGGTTTCTTTACGCCACTATCAAGTCCAGAAATATATACAAATTGATTATCACCAGCCTTTCTGTTAGTTTCAATTTCTGAACCATTACGTACTGTCGAATATACTTCTGCCGGTAATAGATTCCATGAATCATGTGTAAAATAACAATCTCTATCAAATCCTGAATCGATAATTTCACTTATTATTCCAGCATCTATAGCACAAATTACATCAGGCGTAAAGTCTCTATAACAAGCATTACATCCTATAACTGTTCCATCTAATTTCGATGGATCTATATTCTTTCTACTAGGGCCGTTTCCTAATACAAAAACTTTTTCTATTCCTTGAGCATCCGGCCCTTCATACATTTCACTACCTCCATTATTATACTAATATTTAGTAAGCATAAAAAAAGGGTGGACAGAAGCCCACCCTTTAAGTTCATCCTCAGAAAAAGGATTACATAAGGTTAGCCACGATAACGTGTCTGTAGTAACGGTTAGCGTTAGCTGTAAGTGAACCATCACCTGCTCCGTTATTTGCGGAACCGGTTTCATTCGCGAAAGGATTCGAAACAAGACCA